GGATTCCCGCATCACAATGCAGCGGGCAACCGAGGTCATCGACGACTACGGCCAAAGGCAGTTCACCTGGGCGACGCTGGCCACGGTGTGGGCGGATGTCATCTACCGCGAGGGGTCGGGGAACGAAAGCGTGCAGAGCGCGCAGATTATGTCCAAGCAGCCGGTGCATTTTGTCATCCGCTACGGGTCGGCGTGGGCTGACGTGAACCCCAAAGACCGGGTGAGTTACAATTCAAAGCTGTACAACATCGAGGCCGTGCAGGAAATTGGACGAAACGAAGGTCTGCGCCTCACCTGCACCATACGCGAATGAGAATTAGCGCATCCCTCGACGGCGTCGACCGGACGACGAAACGAATCAACCGCGCCGTCACCTACGGCAAGTTGAACCGCACGGAGGTGGCCGCCTCGTACCGCAAGGTCAGCGGCATTTTCATCCGCAAAGCGCGGTCGATGACCAAGGACTACCCGACCACCATCCGCGTGCGCCGGGGCAAGACCGTGCCGATGGACATCGAGCCGGGCACGCTGCGCCGGTCGTTCGGCAACTGGCACCCGTCGAAGAAGTTCCCCACCATTCTGGCGGGGCCGAGGGCTAACCACCCCATGGCGCGCAAAGTGCAGGACAACGCCGACGGATGGTTTGCGCACATCGTAGAAGAGGGCGATTTCAACGACTACTTCGGAGGCAACCAGAAGAGTCACCCCAACTACAAAGTGACCGAGCGGGCGATTAAGGCGACCAAGGAGCGGATGCGGCAAAAGCTGTACGGCGAGATAAAGAAGAACTTCCTAAAGTTTATGAGATGATTGTCGGCAAAGCCATCTACTACCTGCTCACCAACGACGCAAACATTGCGGCCTTGGTGGATGATCGCGTCTACCCGGAGATTGCCAACCAGCAGGACGCCAAGCCGTACGTCGTTTACAACGTGCGCAGCAACGACCCAAGCGACACGCAGAAGGGGCCGAGCGAACTGGACACGGCGGCCGTCGAAATCAACTGCTACGCCCCCACCTACGAGACGGCCATCGCTATCAGCGTCGCTGTGCGCGCAGCCATCGACCGCGTGCAGGGGACGTACAACGGGGTCAACGTACAGTCGTGCCAATACCAGTCGGAGGTCATGGGCTTCGACGAGCCGCAGCGCCTGTACCGTGTCATGGCCGACTACCAAGTCCGCATCCTGCGCAGCGACGTGACCTTGCCGCAAGTGATGATTGACGCCGGTGCCTACAACCTCGACGACCTGTCGGACGTCAACGCGCCAAACCCTACCGACGGGCAGGCGCTCATCTACGACGACGCGACCAGCACGTGGATTCCGGGGGACGTAAGCGCCACCCTCGCCGCCCTGACCGACGTCAACTTGGACGAACCGCTTGATCGCGAGGCTCTCGTGTACGACGAGGCCACCACCTCATGGATAAACGGCGGCCCGGCAAAGGTGGATGTGCCCGTCTTTAACAACACATTCAACACCATCACCAAAGGCCAGGTCATTCAGTTCGGCAACAGTGCGCAGGGCGACCGAATGGGCATCACGCTGTTTAGCGCCACAAGCATCAACGACCCCAAGGGATTGCTTGGCATCGCGTCGGAAAATATCCCCGCCGGGCAGCCGGGTCACGTTCGTTCTTACGGCACGATTTACGGGATAAACACCAACGCCTATCCGGTCGGCACCACCCTATACGCATCGGTCACAGACGGGCAACTGACCAGCACCGTACCCACCGCGCCGAACCACCGCATCGCCATCGCCATAGTGACCCGGCAGCACGTGAACACCGGGCGCATCTTCGTGCGCACCTACACCCCGGCGTTTCGTTTGGCTGACCTTTCCAACGTCGCGTCCACATCGCCCACGACCGGGCAGGCGTTGTCCTGGGATGGCAGCAAATGGGCACCGGCGAATGTCGGCTACATCCCCGGGTCACCGCCCCCGGGCGGCTTCCTCGGCAACGTCTTCTACCAAGACAACGCAGGCAACTTCACCCAAGAAGACGCGTTCCGCTACACCGCATCGACCAACACCCTTGCCGTCGAGAACATCACGGGCACCACCGTCACCGGGTCAGGCGTAGTGAAGGGCAGCAACACCTTCGGGCAGCGTTACGCGACGCAGGCGGCGACCAACCGGGCGCTTGCCAACACCGCATCGCTGACCGTCGAACGCTACTTCACCGTGACCGCAGAGGGCAACGGGGAAAGTTTCAACATCCAAACAAACACCCCGTCGGCAGGCAACAAAATCGTGCGGAAAATTTGGTACAAGGCCGAAGCGTTTGAGGACACCGACGTGGACACGTGGACGCTGCTGCACACCTTTGCCGATGACACGACCTATGCCAACACCGCGACCAAATGGCAGGAGTATTTGGACGGGCAGACGTACGGCAAGCCGCCATTCACGCTGGCGATAAGTTGGGAGGACATTCCGGTATACACGGGCTTGCTTGACACCTACTCCGGCGCGACTGCTGCCTACTCGCTGCGGCTGCTTGACAGGGACTATGCAGGTTCAGCGGTGCGGGTGCGCCGGGCATCAGACAACACGGAGCAGGACATCGGGTTCACCCTTGCAGGCGACTTCGACACCAGCGCGCTGACGGCCTTTTGCACGGGTACAAATGGGTTCATCCGAACTTGGTACGACCAGAGCGGAAATGCTCAAAATGCAGCGCAAACCACGGCTGCCAATCAACCAAAAATTTACGACAGCAGCACGGGGGTGATTACCAAGGGCGGGAAGCCTGCAATTGAAGGAGATGGAACAAACGGCAAACATCTTACTACGTCAAACATCGCGCTGACTGGCGATTTGGCAATGATAGCGGTTGCAAATTTTGACACTAATAGTGCAGATTCGATGATTTTTGGGGGAACATTGGCAAGTTCTAATAAAGGTTATTTGTGGCGGCAAAGCGCTACAAGTATTCAGGTGCGAAACAATAGTGAAACCGGCTTTGGCACTTTCACAGTTTCGCTTCTCACAAATAACTTATTTTTTGTGAACAGAGCAAGCACGACCGTTTCATTTAGTTTGAACGGCAGCAACACAAATATCACAGAGGCAGCGACGCAGGGGCTTGGAATTACAATTAACACCATTGGCGGTGGTTATGACAACACCTATTCGCTTGACGGCACTTATCAAGAGATGATATTTTTTGATTCCGACCAAAGCGCTAATCGCGCAGGGATTCAAACGAACATCAACACTTACTATTCAATTTACTAATGCAGTACATCATCGTCCGCCCCGAAGGGATTCTAACAAGCCCGCAGCGTGCGCAGTTCATCACCCGCGAACTCTACTGCATCACCCTGCCGCTGCAATTCCAAAGCCCCGACCAAGCCGACGGCACGGTGTTCGGGGTCATTCACCACCCGACGGACGGCAGGGCAGCGTTGCAGGTGGATTTGGACTACGTCATCCCGGTGCATCCGCTGGTCACGTTGGAGCGGCTGGTGTCGCTCTTTCCCGAAATCACCGACGCGGAGCGCATGACGCTGATGCAGGTGATTTTTAGCAGCAAGTCGTTCCCGTTCCGGCACATCGTGCCAAGCACGGTCACGGTCAGGGACGAGGCATTTATGATCGCGGAAGGTTGGTTTCCGGCAGAGCCATGACGGTGCTTTCTCCCATACAACTGCTCGGCTACGTGCTAGCCGGGATGGCCGGGCACTACGACCCCGCCGGTGACATCGACCGCAACGGGGTCATCAACATCGCCGACCTGCTCCAACTGCTAACCATGTTCTGATGGCCAAATCCCAAACCACCCACACCAAGGTGCTGCGCGAAGTCAGCCGGCCGGGCGTTCACGCGAAGACGAAGACCAGCCGCCGCAAGGAGAGCAAGAACTACCGCAAACCCTACGGCGGACAGGGTCGGTAGAACTTTGTACATTTGGGCTATGATCGTCACATTGACCAAACCCCTGAACGACTACGGCTACAAGTTCGAAGCCGGAAAGACCATCGAGGTGTCGATGAAGTTCTACCGCCTGCTCGTGGCGCAAGGCTACTGCGACCCGCACGAAAGCGAGGCGCCCAAGCCAGCGCCCAAGGCAGCGCCCAAGCCTAAAGCAACTCCACCCCCAACAGATAACAACGAGGAATAATGGCACAGACCACTGGCATCCTGAATGCTTCGAGCATTCGCTTCTTTACCGGCACCGTAGATGGCACCCACGTAGTGGTCGCCAATGTGACCGAGTGCAGCATCTCCATGACCACCGACGTCCGGGACGTAACCACCAAGACCTCCGGCGGATGGCGCGAAATTCTGCCCGCCCTGCGGTCGGCAAGCGTCAGCGTCAGCGGCTACTTCGCCGAAGACGCCACCAATGGCTTCAACGCTTTGGTCGATTACCAAATTGCAGGCACCAAGGTATTCGCCACGTTCAGCAACGTCGGCAGCGGCTCTACCCCGAACACGGGTGACGAAGAATTTGACATCGCCGGGTACATCACCAGCATCGAGCAGAGCGCTGGCTTTGAGGACAACGTCACGTGGTCGCTGACCATGGACTTGACCGGCGCCGTTGTACGTGAGGTCATCGCCTAATGGAAGTACAAATCCAAGGCACGACCTACCCGCTGCGCGCATCGATGGGCGCCGATGACGTCACGCGCATTCCGGAGTTGGCTTACTACCTCATCCAAGCGGGGTGCAAGGCCAGCGGCATGAAGTTCGAACTGACCGTTGACGAGTTCCTCGACCTTGTGGAAATCGAAGACGTGCAAGCCATCAGCGAGGCAGTCGCCGGGCTGCTTGGCGGCAGCGGCAAAGGCCAAAAAAAAAGTCAGGCAAAGCCCTGACGTGGGATGAAATTGAAGAGATGGGGTTGGGCCAATTAGGCCTGACCCCTTCTTTGCTTTACGACCTTACGTTCCGGGAGTTCAGCAACGCCATGGCCGGGCGGCACCACGAGATTGAAATGCGCGAGCGCAGCGAATGGGAGCGCACGCGTTGGCTCGCCTGTCTGCTGCTCAACCCCCACACCAAAAAGCGGCTGAAGCCCACAGACCTTGCCACGTTTGAGTGGGAGAAGAAGGCCAAGACCGCCGTCGATGGCAGTGCTATCTTGCGGCAAATAGCTGGACATGGCAAAATTAGGTGACCTCATTGTCAAGATTGGAGCGGACACGCGATCGCTCAACACCGAACTTGGCAAGATTCAGCGGAAAATAAAGAACACCGCCGACAACATCCAAGGGTTGGGCCAGTCCATGACTATGGGCTTGACGCTGCCCGTGGCCGGGCTTGGGCTTGCAGCCGTCAAGGCGGCCGCCGACCTGCAAACGATGGAGACGCAGTTCGTTTCGCTCACGGGCGGAGCGGAGCAGGCCGGGCAGATGGTGGACAAGCTTAACCAGTTTGCAGCCGCCACCCCCTACGAAATCGAAGGCATCGCCAGCGCGGCGCGTCAGTTGATTGCCGCTGGTACCGACGTCAATGACGTTACCAACCAACTGCAGTACCTCGGCGACATCGCCGCCGTGTCGGGCGTGCCTATCGAAGAGATGGCCAGCATCTTTGCCAAGGTGCAAGCCAAGGGCAAGGTGGAGTTGGAAAACCTGAACCAACTGGCCGAGCGAGGCATCCCCATCTTCACGATGCTGTCAGAGGCCACCGGCCTGCTGCCTTCCGAACTTGGAGCAGGCGCCGTCTCGGTCGACCTGTTCAATCAGACGCTGATGTCCATGGCGCAGGAGGGCGGGTTCGCTTTCGGGGCCATGGAGAACTTGTCGCAGACCGCAGCGGGTAAGTTCAGCACGGCGATGGACGGGTTGAAGATGGCGGCCGCTTCGCTTGGTGAGGTGCTGCTGCCCATCGCCACCGCCGTGATTGACAAGGTCACCGAACTGGCAGCCAAGTTCGAGGCGCTGGACATGGGCACCAAGAAAATGCTTGTGGTATTCGGTGCCATTGCGGGCGCCATCGGACCCGCGCTCATCGGCTTTGCGCTGGTGTCCAAGGGCATGGTGGCGATACAAAACGCGGCGTCTTTGGCGATGAAGGGTATTCAGCTGATGAACGCCTCGCTGCTCACCAACCCCTACACCGCCATTGCCGTGGCGGTCGCCGCGTTGGTTGCGCTCATCATCACCAACTGGGACAGCATCAAGGCCTACTTCACCGACGGGGACGGCTCTAAATTGTGGGATGAACTGGTTGCCACATTTGACGCGGCGGTAGCCTACATCAAAGAACTGTGGTCGTTTTTCTTGGAGTTTTTGGAGGCGTTTTGGGATAGGTTCGGCGGCAGCATCATGACTACCATCGACACCGTGATGGACACCGTGATGGGCATCGTCCGGGGCGCGCTCGGATTTCTTAAGGGCATATTCTCGGCAGGCACGGCGCTGCTCAAGGGCGATTGGGATGGCTTCTTGACCGGCATTATTGACGCCACGGTTTCAATC